GAACATACTTGATAGACTGCAAGCACTAGCGCAATCTTCAACAATAATTCCGGTACGTCCACTGCCGCAAACGAAAGGATTACCTGATTTTCCATATCTCCACCATTTTGGTTTGGCATTAACTAAACTACGACCAGCAGCATCAACGGTTCGCCTACCATCTTTTATCAGGTAAACAACACGGTTCATTCTGAAGTCATAACGAATATCGACACGACCCGCAAGATACGCATCATAGGCATTGACCCTCTTCAAGTACCGCACAGCTTCTTCGCTGCGCGACACAGGGACAATAGTATCGGGAAGCTGGAACTCCGGTTCGCAAAGTGGTTCGCGAACTGGTGTTGTCTTTCGCAACAGGGGATGGTATGGTGTGTCGCTTCTGATTCGAAAACCAGTACGCCCGCGAACCCCGCAGTCTGCATGAAAGCAAAACCACAAGCGTTCACCATTTGTATCCGAAACACTAAACGTATTTTTCTTGCCACAAGCTGGGCAGTCCATCCGCAGACGACCTTCCGATGCTATTGACAAACCGTTCACATAATCTTTTAACCAAGCTGTCATGGGCTTCTCCTATGCCATGACAAATACCTCACAAGAAAAATCGTGTCAATAGTATTTTTTTAGTTGACGAACACTTGACAGTCGTGATACGCATTATGAACAGTAACCATACAGGTAAACCTATTATGAATAAAATAATTAAAATAAACCCTATAGCTAAACTATTAGGAGATAGTAAGTATAGGAATAAAACTATTCCTAATAAAAAGAAATCTAAATTAGATAAACTAGCAAAGAAGGAACTTATTGATGGGAAGACCAGCAAAGATACCTGAACCGACAAAGACATATAGTTTGTTGATGTCTGTTGAACAGTACAATAAAATAGCAGGACACGCTGCACGATTGCAAAAGAAAAGCTTGGAGCAAGTTAGTGCAGGTGATTTAATTCGTGACGCAATCGAACTTTACGTTGAAGCATTGGATGAAGATAATGACGCAAACATCTCTACAGACTAAGAAACCTACCATTGAAGTATGGCAACGCAAAGACGGTTCGTGGATTGTCAATGCACCTATCTCATCTGTTCGAATCGGAGAGACTGACCGCGAACTGGTGAAGAAAAAAGATTGTGTAGATTACTTACTGGACATTTCCGTGTTCGTGGGAAAAAGTGAAAATGATTGTAAAAAGTGGGTTGACAATAACCGTGAGAAGCTGGTAAAACTAGGGACACCTTACGAAGTAGCTTAGTAGTAGGGTTGAACAGGGGGAGTGGTTACCCTTTGTTTCCTTGGTTGGTTGGGAAGCGAGGTCAGATTTATTTCTGGCCTCGTTTTTTTTTTGTTGACACCCCTTTTTGTTTCCGATATTGGTTATATATCAACAGCCGATGGAGAAATGAAATGGCTAGAAAACAGAAGACTGAATGGGAATTAACCAGAGAGAATCGCCTCGAAATTTGGAAGAAGCTTTCCCCAAAACAAAAGGGGGCTTTGAAAGATGTGGGAGAAGCGTGGTGCAACCTAGAGTCTAGCTATCGCGAACTTTGCCATCCCACGTTCGATGAAATCGTTAAGATGGATGATGCTTATCATCGTCTTGCCCTATTTCTGATTGAAGAGTAGGAGGAAACCGATGGCTACCAAACTAACACACGCAGAATATGCAGCTAAACACACAGAGATATTTGCTCNTATGTCTGCAAACTTTCTAGCGACCCCACTACCCAGCGATTGGGATACATGGGAAGAAGAAAAGCTAGATAACTTCCTCAGTGACAACCACTGGCAACCGTTCGAGTATTGGGATGTCAACGATGTCTATGAGTTGATTGACCAGCTAACGATTGACGTTATGAACCTGATGGGATTGGAGATGGGTAAAGATGGCTAATCCCTCATGGTATGTAATCCAACACCCATTCACCAGACCGGTAGTCAGCAACCCATACCCATCCAGTTCGTTTGCCCTAGATGCAGCCGACAAGATACACGGTGAAAGACTGCGCCGCGTGAAGGTTGCAGACAACGAAGTCTGGATTGGTGGAATTATTGTTTGCAGTCGCAGAAAAGCTATGGCATACAAATTTAAGATAAAGGATTGGCAGGGAAGATATTATGAGCAATAGAGGTAGTTATAAGGTTCGTGTTCGCGTTACTACTGAACGTGAAGTGATTGTCGAGGCTGACGGTTTTGATGAAGCTGAGATAAAAGCACTGGTAGAGGTAGTAGCCCTAGTCGATGGGTACGATGCCGAAGTTCTTTGGGCGTTGGAACATGGAAGCCTTAGTGATTGGCCTATAGATAAAGCAGATGACTAATATACCTAAACCAAAAGAAGTGACATGGAACACGGCAAAGTTGTACCGTGTGGATTTCTATGATATGAGATTACCAGTATCCGGCACACGGCTCGTCTGGGCTGTTGTCGGAAGGAAGTGGGTTCGCGTTTGCACCCCGATACAAAACAAGAAGTTTCGTATGCGGGTCAGTGAATGGGACAAAATGCCAACTGAGTTAATAGAAGAAGGAACCGAAGACAATGGCAACGATAATTAGAACCTGTCTCGCCTGTGATGGTGGCGGCATTGCCGAATACGACAAACCGGTCACAGACTTTGCGAACGGTGGCTGGATAACTAGCACCTATGGTAAGTGTGATGTTTGTGATGGGGAAGGTGACCTGCACGTTCTATCTGAATTTACCAGCTTGGACATGATGCTGTTCTTAAATGAGGTAGCTAAAATCTTAGAGGATGCCGACATAGTTGACAGCACACTAGATGACATATATGGTCACGTTAAGGACGCAAGAGATAAGGTGCGTGAATATATTAAATTTCATGGTTACGATGGAGATGACCGATGAGCCAACCAAATAAACTATTCGACCCAAACAAAACATATTTAATCGGCGTATGGGATATGCCAGTCTTTGTTATAGATGGTGAGACAGACGAACCTGTTACCAACCCTGATGGGACTATTGCTTTGTTTAACATTCCAAACTACGATTATTCATATCTTTGCGATGGCGTAGATATAGATGAATTAGAATTGCGCGAAGAAGGAGACACTTACGATGACTAAAACCAACACGATATGGCTACAACTAACACACAACGAAGCCAACGCCCTAATGGTGATGTTGGACAATGAAATAGAATCTTGTCACAACTACGGTGGCGGCATCGACCTAGATAACTGGGAAAACATAGACCTAGAAGCCTACAAGCTGCTGGCGTTTCACAAGTTCAAGACATGGTACATGGAGAATTGCGATGGGTAAGGTCAAGGCTTGGGCAATGCAACTAGAAGAAGACTTCTGGTATCTTGCCAACAGTAAGATAGGCAACTGCGAGTTCTTTGGGGAGTTCATGCAAGAGATGGAACCGCACCGCGATTTCTTGGGCTTGCATAACGACAGAGAATATGCTGATATGTTGCGTGAAGCTTGGGACAACTACTGGAGTAAGTACATATGAGAACCGCTTGGGAGTGCCGCCACACATTAGCATATGTTTCGACAAGCGCAATAACCCCACGATACCCCAACGCGGCAAACGACCCACGCCTGACAAACACGGCTGACAAATACTTCACGCTAAGAAGACAAATCCGTGACAAAGAGTGGAACCGCGAACCGGTGACAAACGCAGAACGTGACAAACTAGCCACATTAAAGCGAGCCTTGAACGATGACAAACACTACACGCCAAACTTCTGACAAATCGCCCACGCTAAAACGTGACAAACCAACCACGCTAAACCCTGCGTATCGTTGCGATGATTGCGGGGAACCGGCGATGGTTCGCGAACTGGCGGGGCTGTCCTGTCCTAAATGTTATCTAAAAAAACAGGGGCAGCAAATAAAAGGGCTTGACCATTCTGGTTATTACCCTTAATGGTAGGTAATCAACCAACCAAACGAAGGAACCCGAACCGATGAAAAAGGCAGATATAAACAAGCCAGCCGTGACCATGTATCCGAAATCAGTTAAACTATTATCTGATTATCCGCATTCGGTCTTGAAGCAATCCAAGAATGGTAAGTTATCTAAAGATAGATTGCCTGTAATTAAAAAGGGCAAGTTCAAGGGCTATGTGATTTATACCCTGACATTACAGGAACGAGCCACCTGTCCGCGTTCGTGTTATCACTGGGACAATTGCTATGGTAATAACATGATGTTCGCGCACCGGTTGCAGCATGGTTTCGAATTGGAACAGCGAATAAAAAATGAGATAGAAGAACTATGCGCCACCTATAAAGGGGTGATTGTCCGGTTGCATGTATTGGGCGATTTCTATTCTGTGGATTATGTCGAGGTCTGGCAGCATCTCTTGACTAGATTTGATAACTTGGCGGTCTGGGGCTTTACCGGCTATGAGCCAAACAGCGATATCGGGCTTGCCCTTCGTGCGGTTCGCGGGGTGTTCGGTGAGCGTTTTTCTGTACGGTATAGCAACGCACCAGCTTGGCAATTCAGCGCGAACAGTGCCGACCTATACAAACCGGAAAAGAACAAATCTATTGTTTGTCCTGAACAAACCGGCAAGGCGGAATCGTGTGCGACCTGTACCTTGTGTTGGTCAGCACCGGATAAACAAATCTTGTTTGTGACCCATTAACATGACAAATTGCCCACGCTAAAACATGACAAATCAACCACGCTAAACTTTTTCTTGGGGCTAGTATGTTACCTGCAGTGTTCTTGG